GTATGCATGAAACAACTTGGAACCCTTGCGGGCTCCGAAGTGTTGATCAGTGATGATTGCGATCTTCATACTCGATGACAATTTTACGAACTAGTTTACCAGATCTGTCGGTGGTTGTCCAGTTCGACAGTTTCCCCTTTAACAGATATGCAATGTTTTGAGCCTGCATGTCTGCAAGAATTTGATTTACATTACTACTCACAGTTTACCTCCAACAGTTCCTTCATGAACAGAAGATGGTTCGGGAAATCCTTCCTGTTTACCTTTCAAATAAAATCTTGTTGAATGAATTACAGTTTCTTTTGAAAGTCCACTGACAAGTTCAGTACCATCTTTCAAGAATGACTTCCAAAGAAACGTATCTTTGTATACTCGAAAACAGTCGTCAATCCAAAAATCTTCACTCATTGATTATACCGATAGTTGATGTTGTCCTTGATAGTGTTGTAGTCACTTTCAGTACCAGCCATCATACCATCGTCTGAGAAAACTTCACTATATCCACTTCTTTCTATAATCTTTGTCTTAATCTCTAGTTGTTTTTTCTCCTTTTGAATTCTTCTCAGGAATGCGTAGTGAATAATCTGAGTGAAGTATGCAAAAGGATTAGAAGACTTCTCGGGATCAAAGTTATTGATGTACTGAACACAATTTTCAATACCATCGCAAATCATGTCATCCTTGAACATGTAATTTACGAAGTTGGGTTTGTAAGACAAGTGAGTTGCAATCTTCAGGAAACACTCACCAAGATAGTTGGTGATACGGGGTTTAGGTTCACCATTCTCCAAGGCACGACGAACCAAGGCCTTGTACTCAACGATTGCGATGAGAAACTCTTTGTTATTGACGTAGTGTTCTGATCTCCGTCTCTTTGTCATTACAGCGTACATGTGTCATTGATCCTTATAATCATGTAGTTATTATATCAAATGAACTGATGCTTGACAAGCTCCAGAATTGTCAGTATAATAACTCTGCCAGTGTTCAAGAGACATAACTTAGCTATTTTTGTATAGCTTCTCTAAAGACTCTCTTGTAGTTTCTACAGAAGAAATGTATCCCATAGATGTAGAGACACCCACTTTGGATGCAACTACTTCTTCTGTTTCATTATTTATGGCTTTGACCCACTTTCGATAAGTGTTGATTATTTCTCTGTCAGTGCATCTTGTGTAGAAGATGACATGTTTGAGTTCCAAACAGAAGATATGATCTTCACTGAGTTTGATCCAACTATCCACTTTAAAGTAAGATGTGCCACCTCTTCTTGATGGAATCTCCTTCATTACACAAGGATCGATCAACAATAAAGCTTTTTCTTGTTCATCATAGAACTCTTCTACTTGAGAAAAGATTTCCTCTCCTGATGTCAGTTTAATTACTGCATATGTTTCGTTCATGGTTTTTCATTTTTACTTGAATTATTTCATAGTTAAAATTCTCTTCATTGTAAATTTTTACTCTTTCAATGAGATGATTTAAAGTGTAATTTTTACGAGAATTGTAAGTTGTATCATCTGCAATATCGTAAAGAACGGCCTTAGTTTTATTGTTACCTTTTCTCAGAACACGGCCAATGGACTGCAGATTTCTGATCCTAGATTTACTAGGTGATGCAAATACTACGTTGTGAAGGTTCTTGATGTTAATACCCGTAGAGAAAGTGCCGTAAGATGCGACAATGATTGCGTTATTTTCTCTTTCTGTTATCTCACGAATTTTTTCTCTTTCTTCAGCATCAACACCACCATGGACAAAGAATACTTTTCGTCCCGTTACGGAAGTATTTATCATATCGTATAATACAGCTCCATGACTTTCTACACGGCTGTAGAGAATTAAACTATTTCCTTTTAGACCCAGTGCAAGATTTTTGATGAAAGTATTTCTTTGTTCATGGCCAATAATGAACTGAACTTCATCTTCAAAACATTCAAATTTTTGTGGAGGATGTTTGAGGATAAGAATATTAATATCAAGTTTGGAGAGGTGTCCCTTTTTCATCAGTTCTTCTGTTCTGATGATTTTGTATGCGGGTCCAAATAAACCTTCTAGAACCCATTTGTGTGTCTGAGTTCCATCAAGTGTTCCTGTAAAACCAAACCGATATTTTGCATCGGCCAGTTTTGTCATGATACTAATCAGTGACTTTGATTTGAACTGGTGTGCCTCATCTCCAATGACACATCCATATCTTGCAAAAAACTTTTTCTCCAACTTGTAGATTGATTGCCAAGTTGTGATCGTAACTTGGCGTTTATCATACTTCTCTCTACCAGAATAGATCTTGTGACAGTATTTTTCGGCATCCCAACCATAATCTTCAAAGTCTTTGAACATCTGTTCAACCAATGAAGTTGTTGGAACTACCAATAAAACATCTTCTCCTTTCTCTACCATGTACCTAACGACAGAGTAAATCATCAATGACTTACCTGAGGCCGTTGGTGAGATGAGAAGCCTTCTATTTTGTCTCAATGCATCATAAACCCCTTGAATCTGGTAGGGTCTTGGATCGTGACGTGAGATCTTTTTCATGTAGTCAGAAACTCCCTCAAGAGAAACCATCTCGTTCTCTTCATATGGAGTTCCATAAAACTTACTGTCTTCAAACTCATAGTCGTATTCATGTTCTTCCATGAACTTGACTACTTTGTCTAAGAGACCAACGTAGATTTCACCAGAGGCTGTATTAAAAAGACGAATCTTTCCATCCCAATATTTGTTGCGATACTGGGGCATAAATTTGGCCCCTGGCACATCAAAAGTAAAAGCGTCCGAGAGTTCGTAGTAGATGTGTGGTTCTGCTTGAATTCTCAGATAAACTTCATTCTTTTTTGAAATCTTAACCGTCATATCCACGAATGAACTTTTGCCAATCAATTGCGTTCTTGATCTGAAAAGTTCGGTTTTGAATCACCTTGATAATATCCACAAGATAATCCAGCATCACGTCGTAGTATTCTACTTTTAAGACGGCTGCAGTTAGTCTTTCATCAGCGTCCAGATATCTTTGAAGTGCGTCCTTTTCTCTCACTTTGTAAGGGAACGGATCTTTTTCGTAGATCTCTGGTTCGGCCTTTCCTGAATAATACAGATGTCTTTCGTGATACACCGATTGTTGCGTCTTCTTAGCTCTCGCACGAAGAAGTTTCAGATCGTTGTACAACTGAAAGTATTTAGAGTGTAAACGGGCAACGTCTAATGAGGCAGTATGTAGTTCATCTGGATCAATGATCGAATCTTTCGACCACATCTCCTGAATAGTTTCAAGATTCATAAATCAAAGTTTGTTATTATCCTTATCCAGTAGTTCAAAAATTTGATACTTGAATGTCACAGAAGCCATAAAATAATTTACGTCAGTGTCTGTGGCATTAAAATCAAGACCACTCAAACTAACAGGAAACATCCCCTTCATTCTAACATGAGCTTGTGGTCTGTAGTTACTATTCAAAATTTGTAGAGTTCCATCGGAAAATTCTGCAAATGGATTCTCTCTGTCACTTGTATTTGGATAGTAAACATCATCACCTCTAAGTTCTACAAACTGTTTTTGGCTTTCTGGATATCCCAATCCAACCATCCAGTTGTATATTTGAGAATAGTTTTCTAAGTTCTCATCAACAATAAAGTTGACACGAAAATCTTCATAAACCAACTTGTCTCCAGGAACATCAATATCCTTCAGATATGTTGGTTGAATTGCACTACCAAGAGTGAGACCTGGCAAATTGCATCCCGTTGCCAAGAAGTCTACTTTGGGGCACTTATTAATTTTCAGTTTGAATCCAATGGGAGACAAAAAGTTCCTATTGGAAACCTGATTAAGAAGAGGATTAGCCATGAGGCTTTTCTTTGTATTTAGACAAAAAAAGGGGGTCCGAAGACCCCCTGCACTATCCTTCACACGGTAAGGATATTTATATCACATCAGGTTGGTGACCTTGACGCGACGATAGTAACGGTTAGCGTTCTGAGTCAGAGCGCCGAGACCCTGGGTGGTGCCTTCTGCGAATGGGTTAGCAACCATGCCGTAACGGGTCTTGAAGCCGATCTTGGGCTGGAAGGTTCCGTCGTTGACGGCACGTACCATCTGCAGAGGAACGTATGGGCAATAGAACAGACCAGCGTCATAAGGTGAAGTACCCTTATAACCAACAACGTAGTAGTGGTTGGCAGCGACGTTAGCCGAATATGGGTCGATGTAGACGCGATACTTACCGTTGATAGTACCAGCAAAGGTGTTGCCAGTGTCGTCAACGTTCAGGTTTGCGTTCAGGGCAGGGGTGTAGTCGAGTACACCAGCCATGGTCAGAGCGGAAGCAACATCAGCGGAGGTGATGATGGTGTTGCCCTTTCCTCTACGAGTTCTTTGTGCGATTGCGTTGGCATCGCGCTCGATTTGGAACAGCAGACCTTTGAACTTCTCTACAGACCAACGACCGTTGGAGTCAACGTCGAGGTCGAAAGTACCAGCGGTAGCAACGTTGTTCTGAGCACCAGACTCAGCAACCTTGTAGATGGTACGGATGACTTCGCGGTTGATTTCAGCGAGGATCTCACTGGAGAGGATGTTCGCCAGTTCGGCCTCAGCATTCAGACCATGGATGGCCTTGAGGTCCTGGGCGAGTTCCAGTGAATACTCAGCCTTCAGTGCGCGTGACTTGGCAGTAACGGTGACCTTCTCGATCGAGAAAGCCATCTCGTTGAAATCGTTACCCGATTCGCCGAGACCTTCTGCCTCGTCCTTACGCATACCCTGACCAACAGAGTACAGACCCTG